TTTAACGCCAGAAGGTATGCTTGACAAGCTCACTAAGAAGGCCTTTGATGTTGCAAATCGGCAGCTTGACGATGGCACAATAGCGCCAAGCACTTTGAACGCTTTGTTGCGATTCGGAACCGCTGAGCGTGAGCTACAACTCGAAGCAATGAAATCTAATAAAAAATTATCAGATTCTAAAATCGAATTAATTGAAAGTGAAGTTAAAGGTAAGGGTGACAGCGAAGCTGTAATTGCAGCTATTCGTGGATACGCTCCGTCTGAAGAATTGTGATATGATCCTATTAGGTAAAGATAGAGAACATTTACGAGATCTAAGTTATAAAAAACTTCTCACTTTTGATAATTTTGGTGATAGACTTAATTTTTTATCTCTCATGAATCGAGGTTATAAATCTCCAAGAGAAATTTCTAATGCATTCTACAAATCTAGAATTTGGAGAGATATGCGTGATTATATTATTGCTCGTGATTTGGGATATGATTTGGGTATTAAGGATGTTGAAATTGAAGGTCCTCCTTTAGTACATCATATGATACCTTTGTTGGAAGAAGATATATTGGAATGGAGAGAAGATATTATCTTAAATCCCGATCTATTGATCACGACTTCTTATAATACACATAATATTATTCATTATGGATTCGGAAGAGTTCAATCGATGAATTATGTTGAAAGATCTCCTGGGGATACTAAATTATGGTAGGTGAACTATATGACGATTCTTAATGATATTAAGACATCTGTAGATTTCGCTTCCGAAGAAGATACAGGATACGATGATAGATTGTTATTGGAATTGGATGGTATTGTCGGAGAACTATCTCAACTGACAAATATTCAATTAAATTTCGAGTCTAAAAAAGATGCTGATTGGGAATCTTTAATTCCTAATAAGGATCCTAACCTTGTTCGTTTGGTCAAGCAATACGTGCTTGTGTCCATTCGTTTGAAGTTTGATCCTCCTGTCGGTAGCATTTTATCTTCACTAGAAAGATCCTTACAATCAACCGCTCATCGTATAATCTTACAAAATAGGGAGGGGTCTAATGAATGATGTAGATCAAGATCTTCTCCACGCCATTCAAACAGGTAGTTCTGATGATGTACTAGAACACTTCGGAATTAAAGGAATGAAATGGGGTTTTAGACGAAGTCTATCAAAATTGCCGCATTCTAAAGCGAGAATGGCTCGAAAAGAAAGTAAAGCCGCTCGTAAAGCTTGGAACATGAAGTATCACAAGCGTCATTCTATGACCGAACACGATCTTCAAGCCGCGACAAGACGACTCCGTTTGGAGAATGATTTCGCCGAACAAGTACGGCGTGCAAACCAAATTGCCGATACCCGTAAACCTAAGAAAGAACATGGTAAGTTTGCTAAAGACATTGGACGATCAGTGACTAATTCAGTTATTGATACCGGTGTCAAGACTATTGTTGGAGATCTTATGAAGAACAAAACGAATAAGTATTCTCCTATAACTAATGTTACTTTAGATCAGCTCCGAAAATTGAAAGACGAAAATCAAGGAGCTATTAATACAGTTCGAGGTATTTGGGGCTTTTAGTTAGGGACATTTTATGGTATTATCTAATAAAGCTTATCCGGAAGAATATATGAAGTTCAAAGAAGCAGTTCTGAGAGGTGAAATTCCGGTTAATCGCACGGTCTCTCTGGAAATGAACCGAATCGACTTCTTAATAGAGTCTCCGGATTATTACTATGACGACAAAGCGATTCAAGGGTTTATTAGATTTTGTGAAAACGAAATGACCCTTACCGATGGAGGAGATGTAACTCTCTTACCATCCTTTAGATTATGGGCTGAATGCGCCCTAGCGTGGTTTTACATTTCTGAGGATAATGTCTATAATCCAAAACTTGGTAAATGGGAAATCCGAAAGAAATTCAAGCGTCTCACGAACAGACAATATCTTATTGTCGGACGTGGTGCCGCAAAATCACTTTATTCAACATTCATGCAAGCGTATATGCTTTTAATTGACACTGCTACGACTCACCAAGTAGTTACCGCTCCTACAATGAAACAGGCAGAGGAAATTATGGGTCCATTTAGGACTGCGTTGAGTCGAGCAAAAGGTCCGCTAATTAGTTATATGGTTCAAGGATCTAAAATGACCGGAAATTTAACCAAGAAGCAATTATTAGCATCTACCAAGAAGGGTGTTGAGAATTTCGCAACGAATAGTCTACTTGAGATTCGTCCTATGTCAAGGGATAAGCTACAAGGGCTTCGTTGTAAGTATGCATCCGTTGATGAGTGGCTTTCTGGTGAAGTCAAAGAAGACGTAATTGGGGCTATTCAACAAGGTGCCAGCAAAAATGACAATTATCTCATAATCGCTACATCTTCCGAAGGGACCGCTCGTGATGGAGTTGGTGATACCATCAAGATGGAGCTTATGGATATCTTAGAAGGTCGATATTTTAACCCTCACGTATCTATTTGGTATTATCGACTCGATGATGTTAGAGAAGTCGCAAACCCAGATTTATGGATGAAAGCAAATCCCAATCTTGGGGCCACTGTAACATATGAAACTTACAGAGATGAAGTTGAACGTGCTGAAAGTCAGCCGGCAACTCGTTCTGATACTCTGGCTAAACGTTTCGGAATACCAGTTGAGGGTTATACTTTCTTCTTCTTATATGAAGAGACAATTCCACATAGACCACAAAACTTTGATGGATTAGAATGTACATTGGGTGCTGACCTTTCTCAAGGGGATGACTTCTGTGCATTCACATTTTTATTTCCACTAGGTCATGGACGATTTGGCGTTAAGACTCGTTCTTATGTTTGTGAATCTAAATTAAGAAAATTAACTTCTGCTATGCGTAATAAGTATGATGAATTGATTTCCGAGGGTACACTTAATGTTATGCCGGGAGTTATTCTTGATATGGAGCAGGTATATGATGATTTATACAACTTCATATACCAACACAAATATACTGTATATGCATTTGGATACGACCCGTATAATGCTCGAGAATTTGTAGAAAGATGGATTCGAGACAATGGCGAATACGGTGTTGAAAAAGTTATTCAGGGCGCTAAAACAGAGTCTGTACCGATGGGAGAATTAAAGAATTTGGCTATGGAACATATGCTAATATTCGACGAAGAATTGATGAAATTTGCAATGGGTAATACTATTGCTATTCAGGACAACAATGGTAACTATAAGTTATCTAAACGTCGTTCTGATGAAAAAATCGATAACGTTGCTGCGTTAATCGATGCTTGGGTTGCGTATAAACGTAACCAAGACTTATTTGGATAGAAAGGCATATTTAGTTATGGGCACTTTTACCGATGGACTAAAGCATGCTTGGTCTATGTTTAATACTAATTCCTCATCTTTTGTGGAAACCGAAACAGTATTCCAGATTCCTAATGAACCTAGGGCATTGAATCCAAACAATTCAATACCAACCCGGGTTTTCTCTAGATCCGCTATATCATCTATGATTTTTAACCGTATCGCTATTGATGCATCCATGGTTAAATTTCAACATGTAAAGATTGATATGGAAAGAGAAAATCAAGTTGTTTTAAGGAATTCTCCGCTTCAACGGTTGTTTGAAGTTGAAATGAATGTGGATCAATCCAGTACTGATTTCTTCCACGATCTGGTATACTCGTTATTTGACGAAGGAGTTGTAGCTGCTGTTCCTCTAGAGGCTACCCTTAACCCTACGATGTCTGACTCTTATGACATAAAAGCCATGCGTGTCGGAAAAATACTGGAATGGTTTCCAACTAAAATCCGGGTGAAGATTTATAATGAAGCTAAAGGTCAATTCTCTGAAATAATTGTTCCAAAGAAAATGTGTGCGATTATTGAGAACCCTTTAGCCAATATTTTAGGTAACGAAAATCCGACTATGACTCGGTTGATTCAAAAACTATCTATTCTGGACAAGCAGGATTTGGAGTTGATTTCAAACAAATGGAACATCATCTTACAACTTCCTAACCCAGTTAGAAACGATATCAAACGAAAAGAAGCGGATGCTCGTATCGAAGATATTGAAGGACAATTGAAAGACTCTAAAATGGGTATTGCATATATCGGTGCTGATGAAAAAATAACTCAGCTAAACCGGCAAATTAATTCTAATCTTATGGATGAGGTTAAGTATTTAACCGAAGAATTACTAAGTCAACTAGGTCTAACAAAAGCAATTTTGGATGGTACCGCTAATGCTGACCAAATGCAAAATTACTATACTAGAACTATCGAACCTATTGTTACCAGAATTAAAGAAGAATTCCAACGGAAATTCATCACAAAAACTGGATATACACAAGGACATAGAATCGATACATATAGTAATCCTTTCAAACTCGTACCTACAGGTCAATTGGCGACAATTGGCGATTCATTATTGCGAAACCGAATTCTTACATCAAACGAATTTCGTGCTATTATTGGTTATGGTCCTATCGAAGATCCTATGGCCGACCAATTGTTTAACCCGAATATTTCTGATGCAAGACAAGACGTTTCTCTACCTGGGTCTGTCGGGTCCCCTGAAGAGGCAGCTTACTCCGATTACCCTCCTGAGTATAGTGAAGAGAATCTTCAAAATGGCGGCAAATAATAATGGAGGAAAATCATGGAATGAGTAAACATCCCAAGTATGACTTTGCTGGTTACGTAACCCGCAATGATACCCGTTGTACAGACGGTGTTATTATCAGACATGGCGCTTTTGCAGCAAACGATGGACAGAAAGTTCCTCTGGTATGGTCTCATGACCATAGTACGCCGGAGAATATTATCGGTCACGTATTGTTGCATAATGCTAATGATGGTGTCTATGGACAAGGGTTCTTTAATAAAACCGAAATGGCGCAACAAGCAAAAGAACTTGTTAACCATGGCGACATCTGGCACATGTCTATTGGGGCAAATCGTATTAAACGAACCCCAAGTAATGACGTTATTCATGGAAATATCTATGAAGTATCTCTCGTTGTAGCCGGAGCAAATCCGGGAGCGGTTATTACCGAAGTTCTACAACACTCACAAAATCCCGAAGAAGGAGAAACTATTATCATGGAAAGTGATCAAATCATTCACTCAGCGGACGATGTATTGGTAGGTCAAGAACGTATTAGTTTGTTTGACCGTATTCAACACGCTGACGAAGGAGAAGCTACCAATATCGTTGATGGAGTCTTGGCAACACTAAATCCAGACCAACAAGAAGCTGTAGCAATTCTCGTTGAAGCATCTACCGATTCCGCTTTGGAAAACTTCGAAAATGAAGTGGCTGAAAAATTCGATGCCGCTGTCGATACTGAAGTACGTGAAATTCTTCAAGATCTTGCCGAAGGAGACGATGATGAAGAAGAAATTCAACAATCTGCACTAGGAGGAAACACAATGCACTACAACGCATTCCAAAACGTTGCTAACAACACTGATGAAATCCGTCACTCACTTGAGAGTGCTTTAGAAGACGCTAAGAAATCTGGCCGTCGAGTTAGTCAAGTATTGTCTGAAATTCAAGACGGTGATACTTTGCAGCACTCAATGAACAACCTTGACTTGTTGTTCCCAGATCATGCTTTGCAAGGCGGTATTCAAGTACTTTACTCACCAAACACTGCTACTGAACATATCCTTAGCAAAGTTACAAAAGTACCAACTGCTTTCGTTAAGTCTCTTATGACTGACCTTACAAACCTTTCTGATGAACAACTTCGTGCCAAAGGTTATATCAAGGGTAAAGAAAAGAAAGAACAAATCATTGGATTCCTTTCTCGTAAAACCGACCCGCAAACAATCTATAAAAAACAATCAATTGACCGTGATGACCTTATCGACATCAATCAACAATTGGATGTAGCTGCTTTCTTCCGTCAAGAAATGCG